CTGAAAGCACTTGGTGTGTTTATGTCTGACATCATCCGCAACCGCACACGTCGGGGGTATGGTGTAAAACGTCCTTTGCAGAACATGTACAAGCTGGGAAAGCTTTCGGATAGATACAAAACTGCACGTAAGAAAATGAATCTGTCATCTCACACCACACCAAATAAATCAAATTTGACACAGACAGGTGAGATGTTGGAGACACTGAAGCCACGTGACATCAAAACTGGTAAGAACAAAATGATCACTATTGGCTTTGGAAAAAAGAAGAATAGAGACAAGGCAGAATATGCCACTAAGGGTGGGCGACCATTCAATAATATTGCGAAAAGTGAGTTTAAATTGCTTGTTAAGTTTCAAGATATGCAGCTAGGAAAATCCCTTAAGTCAAGGAACCTCTAAAGTTTTCTTGACAATAACCGTAAAATGGAGAGAATGAAATGACATTACCCAACACAGGCACCAACGGTGCAACCCCGCCAACGGCAAACCCACCAGACCCAACGGATGGTGTAACAGACCCAATCACAGACGATAGTATTGACGATCTCATTGACGGTGTTGATGAAGAAGTCAAAAACCCTCAAGCATTGCTGACCAAAAAGAATCAGCTGCTTGCAGACAAAAAGCGGTTGAACGCTCGTGTGCAAGAACTTGAGGATGAAAAGAAAGCAGCCCGTGATGCAGCTAATGTTGAAAATGAAAACTGGAAACAGTTAGCTGAGGATCGGAAAGCAGAGATCGCCAAGCAGAAAGAAGAAATTGATACCTTCAATGGTAGCATGGCATCTGCAAAAATCAATATCGCTTTCAAGCGTGAACTTGGCATTGACATAGATGACAAGTATCAGCACCTCATACCAGAGGATGAAATAGAAATTGATGACAATGGAAAACCTAACAAAGCGATGGTTTCCAAAGCAGTGAAGCGGTTTAAAACTATGTATCCTGAGATCATAGCCGCCGACAAAAGTGGTAGTAACTTACCGCACAACCCACCGGGGAAACCAGATACTGAAAGCACACCATCATATGATGCTTGGAAGGATCTACCCCCAGTGGAAAAAAAGAAACATATGAAAGCTGTTCTTGAAAATAGACGGCTTAGTGTGGCGGGCACTTGAGCCCTAATAATTAATTTCTTATTGGAGAAAATGGCATGAGTGTAACACTAGTTGGTGATCTTTCCGCACAGGCACAAGAATTCTGGAGCCCACTTTCAAAGGATGAATTGAAAGAGCGGTCACCAATTGTGTCTCTCTTAAACCGTGAATATGATGGCATCATCAAAGCTGGTGGGGATGTTGGACACGTCACCCAGTATGTTGTTGGTGAAGCCCAACGCAAAGAAGTTGGATCAGGTCACGAATCTTTTGAGCCAGGCAAATTGAACAGCAACAGGATTTCTATCACAGCTGATCAGGTCTTTTCTCATTCCTTTGAATTCGATGATCTTGTTAAAATGCAAACCATTCTTGACAATCCCGAGTCAGAGCTCCGCGGAAAAATGGAAGCAGCTGTTGCACGCAAAGTTGCTGTACATTTGTATTCCAAAGTAGCAGCGTCCACTTCCAGCCCTGATCATTTGATCGGTGGTGTTGCAAATTTCAACGAAGCACAACTTGCAGGTAACCGTACACTTGCAGCAAAAGCGAAATGGGGAATGGCTAATAAGTGGTACCAACTACTTGACCCAACTTACTATGGCGACTTGCTACAAGTTTCGACGCTCACAAGTGCAGACTATGCTACTGATCTTCCAAAGATCAATGGCCAGTTCAGCTTGCAGCGTATGGGCTTCAATATCTTTGAGGATGACAGCAGCGGCTTGCTTGCAACCAACACTGGTGCAGTTGCAACTCAGGATGTTGGCTTGGCCTTCCGTGAAGACTTCATGCACTTGGTACTTGGTGGGTATGAGTGGAAAATATCCGACCTTCACGCCAACCACCAGTTCGGCTATGTAATGTCAGTCAGAGTTGTTGGTGGTGTTGCTATCGGGCATGACCACGCAAGGCTTTGCATAACTACACGCGCAACAGCATAAGCTAATGGGGGTGTAACAGCCCCCAATTTTTACGCATACGCACACCATTCATTCACTTTATTTGGAGATAGAATATTATGGCTTCAGTTACAGATGCAAAAACCGTTGGGGCACCATTCAGTAATGCAAAGAAAGTTGTTCATGTTGAATACGACTTTGCAAATGATGCAGGCGCAGCAGGCGCATTGACACTTGTTACAGCAGATGGCGCTATGTGTGGGCGCATGGTTTCAGCATTTGTTGAAACAGCAGCAACATCTGACGGCTCAATGACACTTGACCTGGGAACTACAACCACAGCTGATGTTATTGCAGCTGACATTGCAGTTGCAACACTTACAATCCTTTCTGTTCACAGTGGCACAACTGTTGGCGCACCTGGTGATTGTTTTTACCTGGCCGATGGTGATGTTGTTAAACAGACAATAGTTACAGCGGCTGCAACTGCTGGAAAGATTCATTACACTTTCGAATTTTGGAAACCAGAAGCCTAGGGGTGGGTATTGTTGGGGGTGATTAGCAGAAATGCTCTGAGCCCCCACACCTTTTACACAGCATACTCACAGGATATCAACAGGGGCTATTAAGTGAATTTAAACAACCAGCGCGTGATTTATTCAAACAATGGCACCCTGACTGATATCTCAGTTGAAGTGAACGACATGAGTGGTGAGTATGAGCTAACAGCCTTTGTTGCTGCTGAAGACTACATCTATATCGGGTCACCACTTCCATTCAATCAAAAGTACTTCCACATGAGCACAACCAAGAATGCTGCAACTTCAGCAGTCTCGGTTGCCATATGGAATGGTACAGAATTCATTGCGGCAACTGATGTTGTTGACAGAACGGCAACAGCTGGTGCATCACTCGCGAAAAGTGGCTACATATCTTTTCGCCCTGATATCGACGCCACAACGTGGTCAAGGCAACAAAAAAGTTCTGATGTTGGTCTGACTGGCACAGCAATCTACAATATGTATTGGGCACGCTTCGCTTGGAGTGTTGACCTTACAGCATTGGTTGATATCAAACACATGGGCCACAGGTTCAGCACTGACACAGATATCTATGGCAGATACCCAGCACTCAATGACTCGACACTACAAGCCAGCTTTCTCACTGGATCATCCAATTGGGATATCCAAGCATTTGATGCAGCTGAGGATATTGTCAATGATCTCATCGAAAGAAACATTGTCAATGAGGGCGCACAGATTCTTGATGCATCACGCTACAAGTTCCCATCAGTTCACAAAGTAGCAGAAATTGTTTTCAGAGGTATGGGAACACCTTACGAAGAACAACGCAAAGCAGCATCTGGTGCGTATTCCAAGTCTATGAACATGAAACACTATGGTGTTGATCTAAATAAGAATGCAGAACTTGATGACAAAGAGGCAAAGGGGAGTGGTGTGCAGGTGATGCATAGATGAGTAATGTAACTGACATCCTTGATAGATTTGCAATATTGGTTGAAGCCGAAATCAGTGGTATCACCAAACTACCAAACCCCTATGATCCAGAGAGTGCCCCAGAAATATATCTAAAAAATGCATATGGCCTTGCGTATGGTGCAGCAACACCAGACCCGCGAAACGTCAATGGCGATAAAATGTACTTCAAGCGTGAAATTGTATACATGCAAATACAAGAGATCGCAAAAGTACAAACCGATCAAGTGGGCATCAAGTCGCAACTTGATGTGATGCTTGAAAATGAACTACTTGTCATCAAAGCGGTTTGCAGTGATGTCAACCTTACCAACGGTGTATCAAGTGCGGTTGCAATTGATACAAGTTTTGTTGACGCCGAGGGGCCAGAGTTATTAGAGGGTGAGGATTCTGGCAAGAAATACTTTAAAACATTAACTGCTTTCTCTGTGTTGTACAGTGAAAGCATTAGCAGCTAATTCTTTTAGGAGCACACTTTCATGACTGATATTATCACGCGTTCAACAGTACTTGCCATGGAAGTTGAAGTGACTGAAGGCACACTGATTGCGCCAACTGGTGTTGGCAGCTACTTGCGTTTGCAGGATGGCTTTGACATGTCTCCTTCATTTGAAACACTCGACAATGCAGAACTTGCGGCAAGCATTGGAAAATCAAAATCAATACTGGGTGCTGAAAACCCAACCTTTTCAAATTCCCACTATTTGCGCCACAGTGGTGTCGAAGGCACAGTGCCCGATATGGGAAACATTCTTGAAGCTGCATTCGGAACTGAGACAGTAGTCAGCACAGAGCGCAACACTGTTGCATCATCAACTGTTTCAGTCATCAAGGTTGACAGTGGTGAAGGTGTTGAGTTCCCAAGAGGCACACCAATGCTAATCAAGGACAGCACCAACGGGTATAGCATCAGGCCTTCGCATTCAGTTACAACCGATGATGTCACAATGGGTTTTGATGTTGGAGTTGCACCAGGCACTGCTGTTGAACTTGGCAAGTCAATCTTGTACTCACCAGCTGACACTGGCCATCAAAGCATGTCAATTTGGAACTACCTCGCAAATGGTGGTGGCATTCAGGCAATGGCTGGTGGGCGAGTCACATCATTGGACATCACAGCTGATGCAGGTCAGTTGTTGAATATGGCATACAGCATTGAAGGCATAGGGTTTTACTACAACCCCGTCGAAATAACAGCATCAACCAAGTACATGGACTTTACAGATGACACCGACACATATGCTGCAATCATCCCTACTGGTTGGTACAAAGACCCGCATGAACTTGCAGCAGCAATTGCAGTTGCATTTGATGCTGTAAGTGCTGAAACTGCAACAGTCACCTATAGTGAAACAACTGGAAAGTTCACCATAGCTTGCACAGGCACATTGCTTTCATTACTTTGGGATGGTGGTACAAACACAGCCAACACTATTGGCACCAAGATTGGTTTCACAGTTGGTGCCGACGACACGGGCACAGCAGCGGCTACGGGCTACACATCTGACAATGCACAAAGTTATGCAGCGCCACACACACCCGGCTATGATGTTGCTGACCCAGTAGCGTGTAAGAACCTTGAAATCCTTATTGGTGATAGTGATGACACTACATGTTTTGCAGCATCAACTGTTGCCATAAGTGTAGCCACTGCCAAAACAAGCAAGCCAAGCCTTTGTGCTGAAACTGGTGTTTCGGGTTCACTCATCACATCGCGTGAAGTGACAGCCACAGTGTCTGGTTACTTGCAAAAATTTGAGGCTGAAAAGTTCAACCGTTACCGTTCAAACACTGACACAAGAATGTTGTTCAACTTTGGCACCAAGACTGGTGGCAATTGGAATGCAGGAAAGTGTGGTTCTTTTTATATGCCATCGGCAACCATTTCTGAGTTTGACTTGTCTGACTCCGATGGGCTGGTTGCGATTGACTTCACACTAACCGCATATGTTGATGCAAGTGGGAATGGTGAGGCATACTTAGGGTTTGTTTAATATCTAATTAGCTTTCAAGTGGTGGTACATAATGTGCCACCACTTTTTGTGTAAACATTTTAGAGGAAACAGACCGTGGAAACAAAATACAACCCCGACAAAGAAATTTGGGATGGCTATGTGGTCATCGATGTCCCACCATATGGCGAACGCAAAAGCCTTAAAACAAAATTCAAAGCACTAGTCAAGGACCATGATGCACTCCAAGAAATGGCGCGTGAGTATTCCTTGAAGTACACAAAAGAAGTGCAGCTGACTCACAAGGAATCAGGCATCAAGTTTGAATCACTTGAAGCAATTGAGGACTATGAAGAGAGTGATGACTTGTATGGTGCAATTGGTCTGTGTGTTGCGCGTGGTCCAAAGCTGGGAAAGATTATAGCCGATCAATAAAGCAATGTGTGAGGGAAGCCTTCAAAGGCAATGCACCAAACAGTGATGCTGATATGGTGTTGCACACATACCAAGAGATGGCACGGCTTAAAAAGATTGGTATTACTTTCAGGGCTGATGACTTTGAACCTGAGTTAGTAGAGGCACTGTCATTGGTGGGTGCAACCTACCAACAGCTTGAGTATGATGAACACAAGAAACAGCAAATGAAAAACAAAAGATAAGGGTGCGCCATGGCTTCAACAGTAGAAATGGAACTGGTAGCCAAAACAGGCAAAGCGTCAAGAGATCTTGACGCTTTTGCAGGTGGTGCATCAACTGCATTGAAGGGCTTAGGTGTAGTTGCAGCTGGTGCCCTTGCCATCTACACAAGTGGCAAACTGCTTGGTGGCATAAAAACTGTCACTGATGCAGCAGCCAAGCAGCAGGATGCAGTCAATACATTGAACTCAGCTTTGCGGCTTGCTGGTGATTTCTCAAACATTGCAAGTCAGGGCATGCAAGATTTTGCAGCTGAAATGCAAGGTGTCACCAAAATAGGTGATGAAACCACATTGCAAATGCTTGGCCTTGCAAAATCCTTTGGTGTCACCAATGAGACAGCAAAGGATTTGGTGTCAGCTGCTGCTGACCTGGCTGAAGTGTCAGGCACCACACTTGAGTTTGCAGTCAGAAATCTTGGCAAAACATTTGGTGGCATGACTGGTGAACTTGGTGAGCTACTACCAGCAGTGAAAGGGTTGACAGTTGAACAGCTTAAAGCTGGTGAAGCTGTTGACCTCATATCAAAGCGGTTCGGTGGTGCTGCTTCAGCAGCTACCAACACATTTTCAGGTGCCATTGCACAACTATCAAATGCATTTGGTGACATGCAAGAACAACTTGGTTTCATCATCATCAAGAACCCAGTAATCATCAAAGGCATAAAGTCACTTAAAGATTCCTTTGTGAAGCTTGGTGCATTTATAAAAAAGAATGAAGGCACCATACGCGATTTCATCAATGATGGTTTGCGCGATATAGTAAACTTAATGCCTTCAGTTGTGCTGGCACTTAGTGCAATGGCAAATACTACTATCAGCATTGCCTCTGGCATCAACAAACTTGCTGGTGGCCTATCAATATTCTTTCTTGAAATAATAGAGGGTACAGGCTTCGCAGCTGATGCATTGAAGCTGTTAGTTAACCCAATAAACGCCATTGTTCTTGGCATAACATTGATGAACAAAACGCTAGCCAACAGTAGGATTGAAGCACTTGGTGCTGAAGCTGATTCTCTTAATAGGAAACTTGGAGAAAAAGATGGCCTACTTGACAACCTGATGAACTTTGGCAGTGTGTCAGCTGCACCAATGGATGAGGCACGGGAACGTGTGATTGCCATACATGAAGAAGTCAGCAGACTTAAGGCTGAAGTTGCAGCACTTGACCAGGTTGGCCAGGATGTAGCTGTAGAAATCGAAAAGGATTCAGCAGGAATTGCCAAGGCTTTTCAAAAGTCATTGCAAGACAGGCTTTCCTCTGACTCACTATTTGCAAAGCTTCAGCTAGGCATTGATTCAACAACTCAGCAACTAATAATAGCACTTGAAAAACTTAAAAAAAGTATTGAGACAAATGCACCAGCAGATGGTGGAAACAACTTTGCACAAATACCAGCAGGTGGGCCACTTGCAGCAGGTAGCCCACCAAGCGGCTCACCATCATTGGCTGGTGGGAACTTTGATATCCTTTCAAGCAACTTGAGTTCAGGGCTGTCAGATGCACCAGCTGCTGACACACCACTCTTAAGCAAAGAAACCATAGCAAGTATAAAGTCAGCAGGTGCAACCATTGGCACCTTGATTGCCTCAACTACCACAAGTTCCATAGGTGCATTCAAGTCAGCCATTGATGCAAAGGGTGACCTTGAAATAAACAAGGCAGCTGTGGGGCTTGACAATACACAGGCACTTGATGCTGCTGTGTCAGTCAAGGCAAACATTGACAAAGAACTTGCAACACTTGCAAAAGAAAACCCACTGACGACCAATGTAGAAAACTTAGGTGTGAAGCTTGAAGCACTATATGACAAGCAACTTGCAGCAGCTGAAAATGAGGCAGCTGTAAAACAAAAGATTAGGGAAGATGAACTTGCATTTGCAAAGGAAGCTGCTGCAATAGAGGATGGCAAGAAACAAGCAGGGGAGGATGCTGCATCAGGATTGCTTGGTGGTGCTGCTGGCTTGGCATCTGATGCATTTCTACCAGGGTCAGGTGCAGTTGTTGGCCCACTTGTTTCATCACTTGCAACTGGTGGTGCTGAAGCTGCCACTGAAATGGTGTCTGGCATTGCAGATGCACTACCAGGTTTGATTGATGGTTTAATTGAGGCAGTCCCTGCACTTATAATCGCGATTGCAGAACACGCGCCTGACATCATCATTGCAATTGTTTCAGCAATACCAAAGCTTATTGTAGCTATCATTGCAGCCATCCCACAGATAGTTGTGGCGCTAGTGAAAGCAATCATCAGTGCAATGCAAGGAGGGGTGCAAGAATTCCTGAACTTCTTTAAGCAAGGGTTCACAAGTATAGATATAGTTGGGCCAGTAAGGGATGGTTTCAATGAAGCCTTCGAATTCATAGCAGCTGATTTTCAGAAACATGTTGATTTCTGGTCCAACCTATTTGACACAATTTCAACAACCTTTGGGATGATAATTGACCCAATAGAAAAATTTGCTCAACAGCTGGTTGCGTTTGACAAATCAATAGGTGGTATCACAAAGGTATTTGATGATCTCAAAGACACATTCTCTGGCACAGGTGATGGTAGTGGCGGATACCTCAGTCAAGTTGGTGGCGACTTAAGTCAGGGTTTCAAAAACATAATGGGTGGTGCAACAGGTGGCCTGGTTAGTGGTTCTGGAAACCAGGACACTGAAGTAATGCGCTTGATGCCTGGTGAGCTAGTCCTTGACAAGACAAGAACAGCAAGACTTGATGAGGCAATTTCACAGCTTGACGGTGGTGGGAATGATCAGAATGCTGTACTGCTTGCTGCTATCCTATCAACATTGCAGAACCCACAAGTAGTGTCAGCAAGTGCATCAGTGAAAGAAACTGTGATAGCTGACTTGATTCTTACACTATCGCGAACAAATGCGAGGTTAACAGCTTAATGGTTACAAGAAATAAATCAATAAGGTTCTGTGGCAACAACCAGCTTGATGCTATTGACACATCAACTGATATGGCTGTTGCATCAGAAGCATCAAATTTTGATATGGAATTCGCGCTTGATGCACAGCGAACAAAGGTGTACAAGCCCACTGGCAATTTCACCATCGATGGCACCAATGACACCATCTATATAAATACTGGTAGCCCAGTTACTGTGACACTCACCAGTGCAAACTATGCCAATGGAACAGCACTTGCTGCACACATTGAAACACAGTTGAATGCATCATCATCAAACTGGACTTGTGACTACTCAACAACCACATATAAATTCACCATTGCGCGTTCATCGGGAACAGACACCCTTGCCTTTACACAAACAACAACAGCTGCATGGGATACACTGGGGTACACAACTGCTGTTGACACTTCAGCAGCTGTGGCAGGTGTGTCAGATGAGCTAAGAATTCACTCTGAGGAAAACTTCACATTTGACCTTGGCACTGCCAGAGACATCCAGTCATTTCATTGTGTGGGTCCACTGGGTGAAGTGTTCAGCATATCCTCAACAGCAACCATTGAGCTAAAGGGTAGCACCACCAATGCGTGGGCTTCACCATCTTTGACGGTGACTCTTACCAGCGATAGTGGCGGTATACATCACTTCCTTGATGACTTGAGTGTCTCATCATCCTATAGGTATTGGCGTTTCAGGTTTGCTGACAGAACAAACACTGCTGGCCCCCAAGCATTTAAGATTGGGCATCTGTACTTAGGTGACTATGCCACTGTGAGCACAACCAATGTGGCACCTGGTTTGCAAAAAGGCTACACAGACCCAAGTGAGATAGCTGTGTCTGAAAGTGGCGCACAGTTTTTCAGAACAAAAACAAAGCAGCGAGTATTCAACAGCATGTCGATTGGCTACATTGATGCTGCTGAACGTGTGGTGTTAGAAACGCTATTTGAAACACTCGGCAAGCACACACCATTCTACTTGTGTCTTGACCCAACTAGTAATGTGTCTGCAACATTGTCTGAGGTCACTATGTATTGCAGGTTCACTAATGAACCAGCTTTCCCACACCAAATTAGAGACCTGTATGCAATGGGTTTCTCAACCACTGAGGCTATCTAATGGGTTTCAGTCCTTTCAATAAATACCAAGTAGTCAAGGCAATGAATACCTCTGAGGATATATACCTTGGTGGTTTCACACCCACTGCAAGTACAGAACTGAAATGGATGAGAATCACTATATACAAACATGGTACAGCAGCAGGGTCTGAACAAATGCGCCTTGGTGTGTACTCACGTTATGACATGCTTGGCAATCTATTCTATAGTGACTGGCTTGAAGTTGCAGATTTTGATGCAGGCGAATATTGGATTGGGTATGTGCGGTTTGACTTTTCACGGCAACATCTTTTTGCTGGCACTACATACCATTTCGGAATGGAAACCAACAACTATACAAGAAATGCAAACACATTTTATTTGAGTGTTGTGTCTGACTGGCCTGACCCCGTGAACACAATTGATGTGGTCGCACCAAGCCTTAACTACTTTGCTGCCCGTGCGCCTATGTTTGGATACAGATGATATGACTTTTGCAACTGAAAAGGACAAGCCAAACAGTGAACGCTATATGCTTTGCAAGGTCACACCTGCAAGGTACGTGTCAGGGCTTTTGGCATCAGCAGGTGGTGGGCTGTACACATTGGCATGGACTTATAACATTGACAGGGTTGAACGGGGTGGGGTTGAACTTACCAAGGACACAGTAGCACCAACTGTCAATGACCACTGGTACCATGATGGTACAACCCTAACTGTAAAGCTTGCAGCAGCACCATCATCAACCAATGTCATAGTGGTATTTTACAATCTATTCTACACAACAGGTAGTTACCGCATCACAACTATTGACCCAGAGGATTCAGGCACAAGTGAAATACATTGGGAACCAAGGCTTGAAAAGGAGCCATCTGTAAAACAGAGTGTAAAAAATATCATCTCTGGTGTCCTTACAACTTCCATAACATCAATAGGAATCATAAATAATGATGATGAGTTTCAGCAGTACCTCACAAATGATGATTCCTTTTATGAGAAAAAAGTAAAGTGCTGGATGTGTATCAATGGTGTTGCCAACATTCAAAAGGTATTTGAAGGTGGTGTGCGTAGAATTTCTATTGGTGCCAATAGTGTAACACTGATGCTATATGATATATTTTCAAAACTTGACCAGCCATGTTTGATGGGTGACTCAGCTGATGAAGTCTACTATCTAAACAAATCAACTTCATTCCCACTTGTCTACCCAGAGGATGAGGGAATACCCATACCATTTGTTGTTGGCACCAGTAGCCCATACTCAACAAAAACTGACACCCAGTACATTAAGGTGACAACAGCAGTCAATGACACAATTGATTTCAGGGATGATGCGGGGAGTGCAACAGCAACATTGCTGTCAGGTAAGTACACACCCAATGACTACGCCAACATGATTGCACTCAGGTTGCAGCAAGACTCATTGGGCACATTCACACATGATTGCAGTTGGAATTCAGTGACTAGAAAGTTTCATTTGTTCAGTGGGGACAGCACACTGTGGGAAATATTTTGGACCACTAGCCCTGCAAGGTCAGCACTTGGTTTTGACAATGCGGATGACACAGGGAACATTGGAACAGTTGGCTACACATCAGATGATGAACTGGAACTTGAAGACTATGGGGACCTTGACAAAGAAAGTATGTTGAGGGCCATATGCACAACACACTCAGGCTATAGGGACATAGGGTACAACAGAAAATGGGGACTGTGCAGAACTAACAGCAGTGGCATTGGCACAATTGAAGCGGGCACCTATGTAAGTCACTATAGTAACAACACCAGTGTAATGTATGACCCTGTTGATGACCTGTCATACACATACACATATTGGAAGGTGACAGGCAACACACCAACTTGGCGGGTTGATGACACTTTCAAAGTTGTTGACAGTGTTAGGACAACATACCAGAGGGTGGTGTGGACTGGTTCAACACCATTCAATGGTGACACCTATTCAATGATCAGTGTGAACTCTGACCCTAGTGGTAGTTCTGTAAGTAGTACACCAGTGCTGTCACAACTTGATGACCTCGCTGTAATTGTCGAACATTCAGATGGGACTGTGTACATACCTCAAAAGGTAAGAGACTATTCAATAAATGAAACCACTTTGGCCAGTGGAAATAAATACCATTACATAACTTTCACATCATCCTTTGAAAGCAATGTAGGTTTTGCTTTGGGTGATTTCCTGAACCCACAAGATTACAAAGTCTATTTCCGACTTGGTGTTGCATCAGAGAACAACCACTCTGAAGCCTTGCAACAAATTGTAGAAACAGCAGGACTTACAACAAATGCTTCCGCGTTCCTTGCAGCAAAGAATGCGCTAAATGTTAACGTGATGTTTTCAATACCAATGATTGATGAAAATGCATTTGGTTCCTATCGCACATATGCTGAAGAAATTTGCAAGTCAATGATGGCTATAATCTTTTCAAACAATATTTTTGAACTTGAGTACAAATTGCTTTCAGCACCATCATCAACAAATGTGACAAACAGTGACAAGTACCTTGCTGGGTCACTGTCATCTGTATTGGAATACCAGGATATTGTTACAGAGCTATCAACATACAACCCACACAATGCATCACAGCAAGCAATTGAAGCTGTGAAAACTCCAAATGAAACTGTGTCAAGTGACATTGCAAAACACCTGCATGGTATTCAAAACTCTGTGAGGTTCAGGCATGTACTTGAAACCATCACGGATAGGGTGGGTGAAATATTTGACATCCTTGGTAGTAGGCTTGTGACATATCAGTGGGATGTTGCAACTGAAAACCTTGACAGTGAAATTGGTGATGACCTGCGATTCGAAAGCACAGGCATACATGGAACTGGTGGGTCAAAAGATCTAAAAATTATTTCATTAGACAAAAGTGCTGAATCAGTCACAGTTGAAGCAAGTGACTTATATAACATCTAGGGGTTCATAATGGCAGGCGAAATCAAAACAATCGAATTTTCAGATGGTGTGGTTGTTGACCCTGCTGATGAATTTGCATCTGGTAGTGGTAGTGGTGAAGTCAATTTCAACCTCAACCCAAACGCTGCGGTTGCCCTTGATAATAGCGGCACCAGTGACGTTGGCGATTGGCTTGATAGTAGTGCAGGTTCTGGAACAACAACTAGCAGGACTGAAACGGCTGCGGAAATTCCACGCTCACCACTGCAAGAACAAGCAATCAAAATAACAGTTGATAGCTCAGGTTCTGCATATGCGTATTTGCGATTCAGAATACCAGCGGCTGACCGTGGAAAGAAAAACAAAATTGAATGGGCGCAAACTATTGGGTCCACTTATGCTACTGGCGACCTGGCTGTTTCACTTTACAATTACACCGATGCCTATGTAACAAGCGAGGCGGCTGTTTCAATTGTTGGTAGTACGGACGTTCCTGGTTTGACTGGCGTGTATTATTTAGAGTTCGACGCCGACACGCGCGAATATTATGAAATGAGAATCGCCCGAGCAGCTAACGGTGGCGCTGGTACTGACTGGGTTTCTTTGAATGATGTCATCATAGGACCGGGAAAACTTCACAGTGGTGCAGTGGTGACTGCCTGGAAAGCTGTAACTTTGACTGGTACGTTTTCTACAGCAACAACTTATACATCGTATAAGCGCAGGGTTGGTGACACAGCTGAGTATGATGTAGTACTTGATTTTTCGAGTTCTACGGATACAGATAGTTTAGATATAAACTTAGATTCTGGGATGGTCATTGCTTCTAGGATATCAAATAACGGGCATATATTAGGCGCTGGCGTTATCGATAATGCTGGTGTGGCTGAGTTCCCTTTAACTGTTACCTGGCTCAGTAATACTGTTGTTAAGGTTTCATATTATGGTGAGGAAGATGAAACAGATGATCGTGTTAGGCTTCGTAATGTAACCCAGGCGCAGCCATTCACTATTGGTAGTGGTGATCAAATACGTGTGTGGTTCTCTGTCCCAATTGTCGCTTATGCCGGCTCCGGCGTCCTCAATACGATAGTGCAGGACAACTTGTCGGAGGGTGTCGCGGCTGAAGACGATTGGACTCTTTCAAATCACGGCAATGCAACGATGTCTCTTACTGAGACTAGGATCGGCGACAGTTTAAATATACGGGGGCG